TGGGTTAACAAATTGTACAAGTTGCCTATGGAACACATCAAAACATTTGAAAAAGCAATGATTCAACCAGGCTTTCCTGTTGTCATTTTTGACGACTATACTAAGCTGCCACCCGGTTACATTGAAGCTTATCTGTTCCATCACGCCAACACTGAACTCTTCATCCTCACTGGTGACTCTAGACAAAGTGTATATCATGAGTCCAACAATGAAGCTTACATTGCCTCTCTTGATGAAGCTGTTGCCTACTATTCCAACTACTGTGGTTTCTATTTGAACGCTACGCACAGAAATGTACGTAGTTTAGCTAACAAGTTGGGAGTGTACAGTGAAAAAGAAGGACACCTCAAAATTACTTTTGCATCCAATGCTCTACAAAAATGCAAAGTACCCATCTTGGTGCCCTCTCAGATGAAGAAAAATGCAATGCAAGACATTGGCCATAAAGCAATGACTTATGCAGGATGTCAAGGACTTACTGCTCCAAGAGTTCAAATTTTGCTTGACAACCACACACAGCATTGCTCGGACAGAGTTCTTTACACATGTCTTTCACGAGCTGTGGATTCTATCCATTTTATCAATACTGGCCCCAACAATTCTGAATTTTGGGATAAGCTTGAAGCTACACCATACCTCAAAGCCTTTATTGATACATACCGGGATGAAAAGACTGAGATGTTGAATTCAAAACCTGCAGATGACAGCCCTGTGGAACCTGAAGCTCCTGCTACTCATTTCCCCGTCTCTAACGGCAACAACTTAGAGAAATTAGCTTCAACACTACCCGAAAAGTTTGCTCGGGAGATCTATGATAAACATCATGGTTATTCCAACACCATACAAACAGAGAACCCCATAGTACAACTTTTCCAACATCAACAGGCAAAAGATGAAACTCTCTTTTGGGCAACAATTGAGGCAAGACTTTCTATAACCACACCAGACGCTAACCTCAGAGAATTTACTTTGAAGAAAGACGTTGGAGATATTCTGTTCTTTAACTATCACTCAGCAATGTGTCTGCCAGCTGACCCTGTCGACTTCGAGCCAAGAACTTGGGAAATATGTGCAGCTGAAGTCAAGAATACATACCTAGCAAAACCAATGGCTAATTTGATAAATGCTGCTAGTCGACAATCTCCTGACTTCGAGCCTAACAAGATCTCACTGTTTTTGAAGTCACAATGGGTTAAGAAAGTAGAGAAATTGGGAGCAATCAAATCAAAGCCTGGGCAAACAATTGCTGCTTTTATGCAGCAAACTGTTATGCTGTACGGCACTATGGCTAGATACCTAAGAAAAATGAGACAAAGATTTCAACCAAAACACATTTTCATCAATTGTGAAACTACAACTGATGATCTGAATAATTTTGTTCTCAATGGTTGGAACTTTAATCGAACTGCTCAGACTAATGATTTCACTGCATTTGATCAATCCCAAGATGGAGCTATGTTACAATTTGAAGTCATGAAGGCTAAATTCTTCAACATTCCTGCAGACGTGATTGAAGGGTATATCAACATTAAGCTTAACGCTAAAATTTTCCTAGGTACCCTTTCAATTATGAGGTTATCAGGTGAAGGTCCCACATTTGATGCAAACACTGAATGCTCTATTGCTTACACAGCAACAAGATACCATCTGAGCTCAGCAGTGAAACAAGTTTACGCTGGTGATGACATGGCTCTTGACGGAGTGGTCATGGAAAAACCCTCCTTTAAGAAATTACAGAGCAAGCTTAAATTGACATCAAAAACATTGTTTCCAAAGCAAGTTAAGGGTGATTATGCCGAATTTTGTGGGTGGACTTTTACCCCAGGTGGGATTATTAAAAATCCTTTGAAAATGCATGCATCCATCATGTTACAAGAAGCAATAGGTAACCTCCACACTGCTGCTAGGTCATATGCAATAGACATGAAGCATTCATACCAAATGGGAGATAAATTGCATGAATACCTTACTCCTGATGAAGCTGAGCAACATTTCTTGGCTGTCCGCAAATTGCACAAACTCCACCAAGGTGAAGCCATGAGACTTGGGGAGAAGAGTCCCC